AGAACCGCGACTGCTGGCATACTTTTCTGCAGGCCATTTTTGGTTAAAGAACGATTTGCTTTCAAAGTTTCGGTCAAACGCCTGGGAAAGATCTATCTCAACATCTTTGGTCAATTCCTTTAAAAAACGATCACTATTTACCATTGACCTGCTTTTTTATGGTTGCAGCACCTTGCACTTTATGATACGGATGTTTTGGCGGAAAAATAACCTTTTCTTTTGCCGGGTTAAACCTGAAAATTTCCAGTTTATTATTGCCGTCCTTATCAATTTGTGAAGTAGCTTTTTCACCCAAAGCAACTGATTTTTCAGAGTCGCTTGCTTCATTGGTACTTGCCAATACTTCCACAACCGTACAACGGCAACGCCATCCGTTTGGCGCATAGTATGAATTCCAAAACGGATCTGATTGTGGCAGTGTAATTCCATTCAAAACAGCGTGTGTTTCCCTTACGTGGCTGTCGCCTGCAGTACGGTATTGCAAATTGTATCTTTTGGAATTTGTGAAGCCATCCCAGCGTTCTGCCATTTGTGTGCTTCCAACGGCAAACTCATATTCAGCTTCCAGATAATTTTCATTGTAATTGCTTTTGATGCTTTTTACATCATTGCTGAAGGTTTCAAAAGATTTTATTTTTTTGTCTTCCGTCAACAATAGGCGTGAAGCTTCAAACAACTGCGCATGTGATTTTAATGCTGAAAACAGAAACACATCATTTTTCAAACGCTCCAGCATTCCTTTAGATAAATTGTTGTCCTTAAAAACCCGACTTAAAACGCCGTTGGTTTCAAAAACAATATTTTTGAATTCAGGAACCGTGTCCAGGTCTTCCGGTTTGTAACTTCCGTTAAGGTGCAATTTTTTAAACGCAATTTCAATGGCTTTTAAAAGCGGTTTAAACGTGTCTTTTAAAGCCAAGTTTAATGTTTCCTTTTCCGCATTGCAATTGCTGCAGCTGCAACCGTATAAAAACGACAGGCGGTTATGGAATGCCCCAAAGTATTCTTTAGGGCTTAGACGAAAAAACCTTCAGACAATTTTCCGTCGATAAGACTCAACGTCTTTTGTGCCGTTGGTGCTTTTTTCGCTTCCACTTCAATACCAAATTTTTGTTGTACCCACTCCGGCTTCACATCAAAATAAGGCAAAGCATCTTTGGTCATTTTCCATAGTTGCGCCAAGTCTTCAGTTTGTTCATAGCCAAAAGTAATCTCACCTTTTAAAACACCCAATTTAACCAGGGCAGGAATTACCGTAGTATTCCAATGTTGCTCCAACAAACGCAAATCATTGTCAATTAAAGTCTGCAACATTTCCTGACCGCTTTGGTCTTTTGAACGACTTCCATTTTTTGTGTCCTGTCCAATCACAGCTCCTGTAATTACCAATGAAATTTCATTGTTGCAAAGGGTGATCAAATTTTTGTAAACATCGCCATTGGTGGTGGAGGCAGTTGCCCATTCAAACTTTTCGCTTTCGTCGATAATGAACCACGCTGCAGCGCCCATATCCTTCATCATTGCTTCACCACGTTTCAACATTGTTGGATCTTGCGTGTTTGTTTTTAAAACCCTTGGCGGAATGCCATAAATTTCGCACAACTCACTCCAACAACTTTGTGCAAACCGCTTGAATAATACGTGCGGTACCACATTGTTGATTAAGCCTAAATCGCCTTTTTCGCCAAACTCCAACAGCCAAACGCCATATTCTGAAACTTCCCGGTAAGGAATCTTGGTGTCTTCCGTATAATCAGGATACATAAATCCGCCAACGGGATCTACATTTTCACGAGGAATTAAATTAACCTGCAGTACTTTTTCAGCATTGAATGAAAACTCAATCAATGAATGACTTCTGTAGCGACTTTCTAAAATATGCCTGTTTATTTCATTGGTAAAAACAGCATTGTTTAACAAATTGGTTTGCTCTTCGTCCACTTCACCGTTTAATTTTTTCAACACAATGCGTTCTGCCAGTGTTTTTAATTGGCGGTTTTTATATTGTGAGGTAAATAATGCATCCAAAGCCACTTCACTATAAAGTTGCTGTAATAAATACCATTTAGGGTTATCCAACAGCTTAGACATTTTAAGTGCCGTGTTCCAGCTGGCAATATCCTGCCTGATTCGTGCCGTTGCTTTTGGTGCAATAGAAGCTGAATATTTAGGCAATGTTGCATTTGTTTTTGAAGTTCCTGGAGCTGCAAATGTTTGCTTTAGCTTAGTATTATATCGTTTACTTTTACGTGTCATAATTATTCGTGGTTAAATTTTGGACGAGAACCAAAACTAAATGGCTCTTTGGTAGATAAAGTATTGTCTATTTGTGGTAACGAACTCAAATTGATCGTTCCTGTTGCAAGGTCTTTCAACCATTTAATGGCCCGGTCGTAACGCTCTTTGCTTTGCTCGTAAATAAGGTCGGCATTGCATAAATCAACAATCCACCATTTTGCAATCACCACAGTCATTTTTACAATCAATGCATTTCGTGCAGCACCTGTTTTAGCTAAAATGGCATCTGCATCATATTGCAAACGGCCATCTTGCCAGTCTTTTCTATTATTTCCGGTTAAATAACTGCGCACTTCCTCTTCGGCAGCTGCCATTGCAATGTCTACAATGGTGTCGTCACCTTCTGTGATCTGATCTATTTGATAACCGTACATTGTTGAGCCTAAATCTGCTTTTAATAAAAACATAGTTTAAAATTTACGTGAGTTGATTGAGCCAAAACTGTAGCCCATATTTTTTTGTACTGCCCTGTTCTGAATTAACCAGCAGGCACCTTCCAATGCATCCGGCCCATCCATCATTACTGCTTTTTCGCTTACGCCAATCATTTGGTCGTTCATTCGCACCATATTTGGTTCTTTCTTTTCTTTTTCATTAAAAATCAAATTGCCCAAACGGTTCAACGGTTCCAGTGTTCCTTCAATCCTGAAGAACTTATCATCCTTTTTTCGTTTGTCTTCTGAAATTGGAATTGTAAAGCCATAATCATCTGCACGTTGGTAAATTAAAGGCAGTAATACTTGTTGATAATGTGGATCCTGCAAACTGTTATTTTCAATCACAATGCGTTTGGTATCAACATCATGTTCTTTCATATATAAGTAAGCTTCATACAACCAATCCACAAACTTGGCATTGCTCGTTTGATCAAGCCAAACTTTGTATAAAAATCGTTTTCTGCCTAAGGAACCAACCACCACAACACCTTTGTAAGATGCTTGTTTATTTCGGCCTCTGTCTTTGTTGGAAGTGGAAGGATCGGCATAAGCAATTACTTGGTCACAAGATGACAACCTTGGTACTTTTCCATAGGTTAAATCCTTAAAAATATCACCTTCACTTACCGGATTGTTGTAATATTCTTTTTGCTGGGCGCTCCAGGGGATTGGTCGCAATGCAATGTCAATAAATGCTTCAGTATTTTTAGTTGGCCAGGTACTTACGCCTTTTTTATCTCGAATATTGATCACTTCGTGAACATCGGCCAATTTTGCCATTTCAGTAATGCAGCAAAACTTTGCAATAATGTTACCGCAGGCAATCCAAAGCAACGGTTCACTAATTGACCGTGTAGGATACAAAGCTTCGTTTAACCATTTCACTTTTGCTTTAATACGCTCGGCATTTCGGCACTCTTCATCGGTGTCAATGTCATCAATTAAAATCACATCCGGCCTTACAGCATCATTATTGGTTCCACGAGGACTTTGCTGTGCACCCAATGCCCTGAATGAAGCGCCTTTTTTGGTGATAAACTCTGATGCTTCCCAATTGCCAAGGCTTTGTTGGTCGCCATAATCATTTTTAATACGGTGGTTGCTTTCCAATTGTATTTTAAACGGCAACAGCAAACGTTCGGCATTGTCAGCCGTACTGGAGACTAGCAACACGTTTCTTTTTTTGCCTGTCAATACCAAATAAAGCACTTCCATACGTGTTCGGCTACTTTTGGCAAGCTCACGAGACCAGGAGCGAACCTCAAACCACTCGGCATTTTTAAGCACACGTTTTGTGGCAGCAATATGGAATGGTGCCGGTTCTGAAGTGTAATGTGTTGGGAAGTAATATTTAAACCATTTCTCTGGATGCTTTTCTAAATCGGCAATACGGTTCTGTTTTTCAACCGGAGCTTCATTTAAATCAATGGGTGTTGATTTGGCGGTATTTTCGCGGTATTGTGTCCAGAGGGCTAAATATTTCTTATCAATTGCTTTTGCCATTATTCTACTTTGGAATTAATAAAAGCATCGAATAAAGGAATTAGTCTTTTATAAAGGTTAAAATCTTGCGGTTTGATATATTCTAAAAATCCTGTTGCCACTTCGTACACTTCAGCAATGGAAGTTTCTGTCTCCAATGTTTTAATGGAACGAGTAAGCACTGCAATGGTATTGGCTTCTTTTGAAGTAGCAAAATTTCCAATTTTTACTGGGTAATTTTCAGGGATGTAATTAGGAAAAACAAGTATAGGATTGTCGTCTTTATCTTTTGCCAATTTAGATTTTAACAAATGTGGCGGAATATCGTATGTTATTTCTCTGGTAATAATATGGTTATTCAACCATTCCAATTGGTCGTATAGGTCGCTGATCATCTTTTGGCGAGTGACCATCATTGACTTTCGCAACTTTTCCCATCCTTCTTTTAAAATCCAACCAGATACTGTATTTGGTCTTACGCCAATGCGTTCTGCAATTTCTTTGTAGGTCAATT